CAAATCTATAATTATCTGTCAGATACAGATTTCCTTCTGCATATGTATTACAACCAAAATGCAGTCCCTTTTTAGCTTTAGTATTGTTCTGATAATAAATCAATCTTGTTGTGTATACACTTGCAGATGATGATTCCTTGGAAGCCCAACACATATATCCTGTTGAATATTCAAGGTCAAACACAAGTCCTCTAAATGAACTATCACCTGACCAACTGTTTGTTCCAATTGAACCCAAATAAACACCATCACGATAAAAATGTGAACCGCTTGAATTGAATTTGCTGACAATCTTCTGTGTACTTTCAACAGCACTGTCATAAATTCTAAGTTCACCACTTTCAAACTGAATGTATTTGCTGATATTGTTCCAAGCAATTTTCACTGCACTTGCAGATTGCTGAATCTTTGTTGAAAATTCAGAACTGTTGACTTTCTTGTTGACCTCTGATGTGATTGCATCAGTTGTCACCTTGATTTGTGCAGATGTGGAATAACTTTTCAACTTTTCATCTGTGTATGCTGTTGCTGTTTCTTTTGCAGAAATAGTGACCGCATCAGCACTTGATTTGATTGCAGTTTCAACTTCTGTTCTTGTCCAATAAGATTTCAGTTCATTGTCAACATAGTCTTCTGCACTGTCTTGTGCATCACTGATTGCTTTTTCCACACTTGATGTGTAGGAAATATCAAGTTTATCACCTGTGATTGAATGACCAACAATTTTGTCACCAACAATCTGACCATCCATTGTGATTGCAGTTGCATATGTTCCATTGTAGCCTGTGGAACTGTAACCAAGACCATTCAGATTCCACCGCCATATTTTCCTTGCAGTTTCAATGTCATCTGTGTCCATGATAAGAAGTTCATTAGCATTTTCTGTGATGACCACATGACCATTCAAGGCTGAATGAATCAATGCTGTTGCATTGTCAACCGCTTCTTTCACAACACTGTCAGAAGAAGGAATTTCATTGATTTTCTTCATAATTTCAGCATTAGCAGAAGAAGCTGAACCTGTCATTCCATTTGAAACACTTTGTCCAAGGGTGATTGTATTTTTGGAAGGTGAATCAACATAAATGGTCATCTTGGTAACAGGAAAGAATCTGTCAAGTCCATTTGGTTCAGACACAACCCTGATTTCATCCAACATCTTGATTCTTTCAATGTCCACATCCATCATGTGCAGGTCAACCGCCTTGACTTCAAGTGTCACTGTTTCAAATTGGATGTCTGCAAGGTATTGTTCACCTTTGGTCTTCAAATTTGCAGGAACATTGACATCATCAAATGTGACTGTCTTATATATCCAACCATAGGTGTTGACCGCTGATTCGGAACATACAAAATCAGAACCATTGTTCACATCTTTGATTGTCAGTCTTTCTTCAAGTCCGTCAATGGAACTTTCTTCAAGTTTTGCACCAAGGGGAATGATTGCTGTTGCAATGTCACTTGCATCAATATCCTTGGTGAAATCAAGCAAATTCTGACCAAATTCAATGACTTGGGTGTTGGTGTTTAGATAGTCCTTCAAATAATCAAGGTATCTAATTCCATCCACCTTCCTGATTCTCAAATGTCCACCATAAGTGTCAAGAAGGTCTGTCTTGATAACTTCCATTGTGGTTTCCCAATTGGTGTATTTATACAAAGAATCATTGCTGTCAACCACTGTGACTGCACCAAGTGCAAACATTTTTCCAACTGTATAATCAGAAGGAATGGTGTGTGCATAATGCCACAACAGATTGCTTCCATTGTCATATGGATTATGTGCAGTCTGTATGTCTGTAACATTGGACACTTCCTGTGCAGTATAGTTTGGAAGATTTGTTTTGCTTCCAATGATTGCAGTTGCATCTGTGATTTCAACTGAATCAATAGCAAGTCCAAAATAATCATTCACACTATTGTCTGTATGCCAATACAGATAAAATTCAGTTGAAGGTATAACATAAGTCTTGGATGCAAGTGTGTCTGCTCTCTGTTTTAAGAATGCAGAATAAATCTGACCATTCTTGACATAGTACAATGAAGCATAGTCCCAACTTGCAGATTCACCTGCACATTCTGCATTGAATTTAATTGCAAGATTCAGTTCTGCAATCTGTGCATTGTGAATGTTGATAAGTGTCTGCAAATATCCCCTGACTGTCTGATTGTGATAAACAGCAGGTCTTTGAATGCTGTCATTGAAATATCCAAGTTCACCTTCACAGATGACCTTCTTTCTGTTGTAAAAATCAACAGATTCATCAATCACCCTTCCACAAAAGATTTCATCTTCATCATCCATCACCTGAATGACAGATTTCATTTTTTGGATGCTGTCATAATAGGGATGTGTTGGAAGAATCGTGAATTCAAAAGACCCTGCACTGTTTTCCTTCAAGTCAACCTTTGGGGAATTCAACACAAGGTCTTCATCACGCAAATCAAACAATGGAAGGTTGTCACATAACACCTGATACATTATAGACTTCCCCCCTTGTAATCAATCGTAACTGTTCCATTGCCTGTGAAAGTCACATAATTGTCACCTTCTTGAAGCCTGATTCCAAGAACTGTTGTTGTTCCTTTTGGCAGGTCATAGGTGACACCATTGTGATTCACTGTCATTGTTGCTGTGGTTGTGAAAGTAGGGGACACAATCTTTCTTCTGTTCAGAAGATTGACTGTTGCTGAACCGCTGACAGTGACAGTGTTCAGATAGATAATTCCATCAATGAAACTGAATGTGTCCCAAATCCAAGGTGTAGAACTTGAATTGACTTCAAGTTTGTATGGGTCAGCTTCTGCATCAACCACAATTGTTGCAAGTCTTTTATTTGTTTTGAACTGATTGACCTTGCATCTTCCTTCATAATAATAGTTTTTATCCCAATCAAGCAGAACACGAAGTCTTTTTCCATGAACATAATTGGTCACTTCTGAAAGTGTATGTGACCATGCATTGATTGGGTCAATAACAGTGAATGTGAATTGCAGTTTTCGCTGTTTATATTTGACATCATCAGTCAAGACTTCTGTCAGGTCAATGACACCATCTGCACCTGTCAAATCCACTGTTTCTGTTTTAGGTTCAGGAAGACCAATGTCTTTTGATGTCAGTATCAGACCAAAATCTGTATATGAATTTTTTGTTCCAAATGTGACTGTAAACATTTATTGTCTTCCCTTCCTTCTGAATATTTTTCCAAGTTCATCATCCATCTGTGGTGCAGTTTCTGCAACCAACACACCTGTGTCAAGAACAAGGTCATATCCCATATTTTCAAGAACCTGTGGGAAGAAATCTTCAAGCAGTGCAATCAACCTTGTGAAGAACTGAATCAACACACTGTTTTCACTGTTCACCGCTGTCTGAATCATATCCATTAGATTCTGTGTTCCAACTACTGTTTCACTTCCTGCTTCACCGCCTGCAAGCAATTTCTGTGAAGTTGAATCATAACCAAATATTGTTGGTTGATTCATAATCATTCCATCATCCATTGCTTTTGCATACCAATCAATCCCAAGTTTAGGAATAGAACCCTTTAGCAAGTCCCCAATCTGCCATCCTGAAGGTGTGATTGAAAAATGTGGCAACTTAATACTTGGAAGCGACACATTGAACTTGAAGAACCCCTTGATTTTATCAATAGCATTCTTCACAGTATTCTTCACATTTTCAAAAATGCTTGTGAATGAAGACTTGATTCCATTCAAAACAGATGTCACAACAGATTTTGCACCATTCAGACCATTGCTGATTGTGGTTTTTATGCCATTTATGACATTGCTGATGGTTGTCTTGATTCCATTGAAAATATTGCTGAATGTAGTCTTCACTGCATTCAAAATGGTTGTGATTGTTGTCTTGATAGCATTGAACACTGTTGAAATAGTGGTCTTTATGCCATTGATGACATTGGTCACAGTGGTCTTGATTCCATTCCATACATTTGAAATGAATGTCTTGACCGCATTGAATACAGTTTCAATCACAGTCTTGATTGCATTGATAACTGTGCTGATTGTGGTTTTTATGCCATTCCAAACTGTTGAAATAACAGATTTGATTGCATTCATCAATGTTGACAGGAAAGTTTTGATTCCATTCCATACTGTTTCAGCAACAGATTTGATTGCATTCCAAATAGTCTGCAAAGTCTGTGAAATAGATGTCCATTTCTCACTGATTGCATTGATGACAGTTTCCACAACTGTTCCTATTGCCTTGAAAGCTGTTCCAAGGACATCACCAAGTATTGTTGCAAGTGCTTCAATAACAGGTTGTAATGCACCAACAATGACCTGAATGACCGCTGTGATAATTGTAATCAGTGGTGGAAGAATCAGGTTCAACAGTTCAATCAGCGGTTCAAGAAGAACCATCAGCAAATCAATCAGCGGTTGCAATAATTCAAGAATTGGTTGCAACAATGGAAGTAATGCTGTTATCAACTGAACCAATATTGGAAGCACCATCTGAACAATCTGCACTATTGGTGGAAGAAGCATCTGAATCAACTGCACAATAACAGGAAGAACTGCTTCCACAATCTGTGTGACAGGTGGAATCAATTGTTCAATCAAGTCCATCAGAATTGGAAAGATGCTTTCTGCAAGATTCATCAATGGTGGAAGCAAACTTTCCAACAGGCTTGTGATGATTGGTGACAATCTTTGAATCAATGCTTGAATGGAAGGAAGTGCTTGCTGAATATAATCAGAAGCCTGTTCCACAATAGGCATTAAAGAAGCACCAAGTTGTGTTCCTATGCTTTGAAATGCTCTTTTTGTTTGGTCAAGGGAATCTGTC